GGCTTGGCGCTCTTTCAGAGCCTCTAATTCTCCGGGATTACCCTCACCACCGTACTGCGTCTCATAAAGATCCGGCATGTTCTGCTGGAAATGCGTAGCAAGCTGATCTCGGGTGATCTGCGGCTGGCCTTCAAACGCTTTATCAAAGCCCGACCACTCAAGTTCCGCAGGCTTTACGCCTCGATTAAGCAGCATGCCGCGATATTGCTCAGGCGTACCGCGCTCCTGCGGCAATGCAGCCGCTTGTTCTGCTGCATGGCTGTACAAACCGAACTGATTTAGGTCGCGACCACCCTCAACATCGCCACCAGCGGCATATCCGCGCGGCATAGGCTCGCCATAGGCGCTATGAACCGTCGTAGAATGCTCAGGAACGACGAAATCAGGCGCCGGCATGCCCAGATCAGGCAGCGGAACGCGCGAAAACTTCGGATCAATCATCGTGGCAATCGATTTGGCTGTCATGATGGCCTTACGAATGGCCTTTGGGTCTTTCATAACTAGCCTCTTTCGTTGATGATCTTGCGCGCAAGCTCCAAAATCTCTTCCGGCGTCAATTCATTGGTCCTGCCGCCATACGCGCGCTCGACTTCGTTTTCCCCGTCATTGCGCCCAGAAATGCCACCAGCGCCGCCCCCACTACTTGCGACGGGGTTAATGTAACCAGCGCTCCCAAACCCGCCGCCAGCATTAGTGCCGGTATTGGCATTAGGATTAATCGTGTTGGTATTCGGATTGGGGTTCTGATTATTCGAATAGGGGTTCTGATTATTCGTACCGGGGTTCTGATTAACGCCGTTAGCATTAATAATCCCGTAATCGTCATACCCGTTCTGATTATTGTAGCCGCCATAACCGCCATAAGGGTTATACCCGCCATACCCTCCATAGTTCCCCGTAATCCGGGCCCAGTCGTAATTAGGAGCGCGAGATGTCGGAGTCCGCTGGAAGCTGCGCACGTCAGCAGGGTTAATCGGGCCCTGCATAGGCCCCGTTGACACACCCTTACCCGTCGCCTGACGCGGCTGGGGCATATAGGTCTGCATGAGGGGCTGGTAACCTGCCTGCTGGTTAATCTGATCGCGCATCTGCTGCCGGCGCATTTGATCCGGAGTCATTTGATACGTCTGGCCTTCTTGGAGCAAAGGCCCCTGACCAGTAAGGAATGCACTCCAATTAGGTGTCGCTTGCTGAGAAGCCGCAGAGGCGCCCCCATAAGCATTTACCATGCCGTTATTGGGGTCCATGAACTGGCCCTGAGACCGCTGCTGGTCCATATAGGTCTGGCCGGCAGGGTTGGAACCAATAGGCGGGGTTGAGGACTGGGCGCTGGAAGACAGCTTACCCGTCGCCATGGGCATAGTATTAATTGATGACGACCCGCCCATAGCCCTTACTCCTCGAATTCGCGCTCAGAAGGCCCAACCAGAGGCTCAATTTCCTTCTCAGCTTCTGGGTGCATCACAATATCCCGCGCAAGATTGAGCATTGCAACCCGTTCACGGCTCTGACGGTCCAAATCGCGGTTCTCGTCTTCCGCCATGCGCTCTTGGTGACGCAATCCAACCTCACCAGACTTGGTCTGGGCGTTCAGCAGGTCCGCCTGCGCCTTCATCATGGCAGCTTGGCCCACCTGCGGGTCAACACCACCACCCTGCGCCGGCTGCTTAGGCGCAAATGCACCCTGTTGGATCTTCGCCTGCGTCTCTTGCATACGCGCCTGCGCTTCAAGCATCCGCGCATCTGCCGTCTTGGTCTCATTCTGAACCTTGGCGATGGCTTGGATCATCTCAGGCGGCGGTTTCTGTTGTGCGGACGGCGGCGCCATGAATTGCGATGGGTTGGACCAGCCAATCGCCTGCAATGCAGCCGTATCAATCGCAATCGGGTCGTACATCGACGGATTCGCCTGCTGCAATTGCTTCAGCGCCATGATCTTCATCACGCGCTGCGTGTGCGACGCGGTATTTGGGTCTGCCTGAGGCACCAAATCAAAGTCCTCAAGCGCCTGCAAGAAGGTCTGCTGGTCCCAAGGCATGGCAGGCTTGGCATTGCGCTGCCAGAAGCTCTCCGGATGCTGGCGGAAACAATCGCAAAGCATCTTAAATTCTTCCGCCTGCGCTGCATGAAGGCGCTTGTGGACCGAATTCTCGATCTTGGTTGCCTGTTCAATCATCGCAAGCGTCGTGCCCACAGGCGCATCAGGGCGCCCCTCACCAACCTGCAACTCAGATGTGCCGCCAACGCGCATGCCGGTGTTCGCAATGTTGTCGACAAGCGCCATAAGAGCCTGTGAAGGCGGCTGGTAAGGCAACGGCATGATTGCTTGGCTAATCGGCATGCCGCCAGTCTTTACCAGCGCACCCCCGCCGGGAGGAACGCGGAAGATATTGGTGTTCTGGCGCGCACCAGTATCCGCCATCAAGAAGCCCGGGAAGTTGGAGTACATCCCAGCATCCAGCAATTCACGCCACGCAGCCGTAATGGCATTGGTCGTGTTGCCCAAAATGTGCAGCAGCCCAATGTCGTAGAACCCAAAGCCCGGGACATAGGTATATTTGACAAAAACCTTCTTCGCGACGGGCAAATCAGCAACTTCTTCGTCGTAATTGCGCACAATCGACAGGATTTGCTTCGACGACACGTCAATCGTCACGCGATACGGGATCTCAAGGCCCGTCACACGGCCCTTATGCTTATGCTCAAAGCCCTTAACATCAAGCTCGCAATAGCATTCGTAGATCTCGCGGTCACGATCCAGCGGGTTCGTGCTTTCAGCCGAAATGCCCTGCTGGTCTTTCTCTTCGCGCTGCAACGGATCAAGCCGGCGCGCCAACGCCGTGCCCAAATCAACGTCACGATAAACGCCCAAGATCTGCATGCGCTTCACAACAGAAGGCCGCATCATCAAGCGATGCGTGATCCGCTTAGCATTAGCCAAGTCCGTCGCGTCGTTATTCACAATCAGGTCGTCAGCATCGACGCTTTCAGACACTGGACGGTTGCGCAGCGGGCAATAATAGACCTTTTTAAATGCCGTTCCGCCAAAGCCCAGCATCAGCAGCATGCGGTCCGTGTCGGGATAATATTCCGTCGCCGTCGAAGTCAGATAATGGTTCAAATCGCGCTGCAAAGCGGTCGCGATCTGGTCTTCCTCAAGCGTTGCCGTGTTATCGTCGTTGCGGATCTTAACAGGACCGTCAGTCGGCAGCAGTTCAGACCGGCAATTAGCCTGAAAACGCAGCACAGCCTCCAGCAGCAACGGGTGGCGTACACGCGACATGCCCTCAACAGGCGCCCCGTCAGTCGCACCCTGAAGAGAGGGCAACTCAATTTTCAGGCCAAGAAGCTTAATTCCCTGCGCGCGGGCCTCAATCCAGTCCTTGCGCGACAGAAGATCGTCATCAATGCCGCGCATAAGGTCAGCAGAGATGCGGTTAAGCTCGTCATCATCGATCTTGTCGACCAAATTGTCGAACCAATCGCCCTCACCGGGCCCCTCAGCGCGCTCAAGCGGATTATCGTCTAAGGAAATCGTAATTGAGCCGTCGGCATGCTCAATAGACAGCAAATTACCGTCTTCATCCCGCTCTTCCCGGGTCTCAGGCTCTTCAAAATCAATCTGAATAGGCTCAAGACCAGAAGTCATCTCGTCAGGGCCGGGCTGACGAATGTTCATAGGGGCAAGACCGGGTTGAGTAGCCATCAGTCGTCCTTCACTTCTGCATCACGCAGACATTCCATTTCCTCGACAAAAAGCCGAAGTCCTTCTTGCGCCGCAGAATTATCATCCTTCGCGCCTAATGTATAGGTCCGCTCATGATCAAAAGGCGCTTCGCCCCAAACACGCACCTCAAATTGCTTCTGACCTAAGTCATCAACCGTGCAAGACGCTAAAATACGGCTCATTTATCCCTCCCTTATGCCGGATAAAGTGGCACATCCTGCCTACCCGGATACACCTTCATCCGCTCAATCTCCTCAACACGCTCCGCAGACCGCGTCAGAAGCCCAATATCACGCAAATGACGAATAGACATACTCACAGTGTCCACCAAGTCGTCATGCTTACCCTTCGGGAACTGCCCAACTTGCGTGATTACCTGCTCAGCCCACACTTTATCAGGCGCATATACCATCTTTTCAGCGAACAAATGCTGAACAGAGTACAAACGCGCCACCTTATCCATGCTCTTGGGGTCTGAAAGCTGCACGGCAAAGCCTGCATAGCCATAAAGTCGCCGCAATTCCTGCGACACCGAGATCCCAGCAGCCTTATTTTCAACCAAAAGCTTATCAACCTTCAGCGCCTTGCAGGTCTTGGCCACCTTCTCCACCAAATCATGGAATTCCAACCGCTCCTGCCAAGCGTGCATCATCATCAATTTAGGCGCAGTCTCTGCATACCCACGATCAAAGTACATCGGGCGCCCGTCAGCGTCCAAAATACGGTTCGCAACCGCCTTGGAGTCCGTCGTAAAGACGCCCCACACGGTCAAAGCGGAATAATCGTTCGTCTGCTTGAGCGTATAGGCCGTATCGAGACTGGCCACGATGTAATCCATGGGCGGGAACGACCGCTCCTCCCACAATTGCCACCACTCGCGCTTGATAATCCCACCGCCCGCAGGCTCAGGCCGCTGCTGCAACTGCCCAGCCGCCATAAATGGCCCAAGTGCAGTCTCCAGCTTCTTAACTTCCTCATCGCCAAACCGATCAGGCCACAGCAATTCACCCTCAACTGACCTTGGATCTTCCCACCCAATGTTGGTCATGAACGCACGATCAGGCTCATACCGCATCGGCAGGCACAAATGCGTCCAGTCGTCGGCCTCTTTCTCCAAAATATGGCCAGTCAGATCATCTTCAGCCAGCCGCTGCTGAATAATGATATACGCACCCGTCTTCATGTCATTCAAACGGGTCGACATGGTCCCATCCCACCACTCCTTGGTGGCCTCAATCGTCGCTTCCGAAAACGCCTCAGACGCCGAGTTAGGGTCGTCGCAGACAATAATCGAACCGCCCTCCCCCGTCACAGCGGCCCCCACCGACGTAATCAGACGCTCACCGCCCTGATCATTCGAGAAACGCGACTTCGTGTTCTGGTCAGAGTTCAGCGTGAACCGATCACCCCACAGGCCCTGATACCAAGGGCTCTCAATCAAACGCCGGCACTTAACGCTATCACGCAGCACAAGCTGATTGGCATAGGACGCCATCAGGAACTGCACGCCCGGCCCAGACGTAGGGCTCCGGTGCTGCTGCGCCCATACCCACGCCGGAAAGGCCACAGACGTGATCGTCGACTTACCATGCCTTGGCGGAATATTAATAATCAGACGCTTGATGTCGCCATCACACACAGCCTGCAAATGCTCAGCCACCGCCTCAATCGGCCAGCCATCACGCCAAGGGCTCGCATCAATATACCGCCACGCATTCGTCAGAAACAAATACAGGCTCTCTTCACACTCAACGCGATCCAACGCCTCAAGCTGACGCTGCAAATCAAGCTGCGTGAAGTCAAAGTCCATCACTTGGAACGCATCTCCAAGA